ATGAAGAAACAAAAGATTGCTTTATTTTCAGCAACTCTCGCAACAATGGCAGGGATTGGGTTCTCTCATTCCACGGAAGCGCGTGCAGATGCGAGTGGTGACGCAGCACAAGCGCCGACAGCAACGGCTGAGGACTCCAAAGCGACGATAGCAGCAGTTCAATCAGAAGTTACTAAGGCACAAGAGACAGCATCTGCTACTCAGGCAGAAGCAACTACTGCCAAGGAGGAGGCATACGAGACCTCACAAGCTGCTGCAAGCAAAGCACAGGAGGAGGCAAACACTGCAAAAGAAGCTGTAGACGTAGCACAAGAGGTCGTGTCTGAAGCTGAAAAAGCGGCAGAAGGAGCAACATCCGAAAAGATTGAGCAAGCACAAAAGGATGTGTCGGAGCAGGAAAAAGCAAATGAGGGTATCAAGGAAGCAATCAAGGAAGATGAAAAAGCAATTGATGCTGCGGGATCAAAGGTAGAGGAGACTCAAGGGGAAGCGGATGCTGCACAAAAAGTTGTTGAAAACGCGAAAACGGACGTCGATAACTCCCAAGAAAAAATCGATGAGAAGCAACAAGCAGTAAAGGATGCGCAAAGTATTGTTGAAGGGGAAGGCGCCACCGAAGCAAACGACAATCTAGAAAAGGCGAAGGAAGAACTAGAGGCTGCTAAAAAAACTGAGGAAGCTGCTAAAACAGATTCTGAAACAGCTGCGGCAACAGAAGGAAGTGCGCAAACAGCCAAGAATGTTGCTGAAGGTGAAGCAACGGATGCCGCTAGCGACGTTGATGCTGCAAGTAAAAAGAAGCAAGAGGCGGATGAAGCGGTCAAAAAAACACAAAATGATTTGGATAGGGCGAATTCAGAGGCAAAAGACGGGTTAAACAAGATCGTGGTGACGCAGGAATATGTAAATGCGCTGAAAGCCTACGAGGCGGATCGCAGCGAAGCGAATAAAAAGCAACTTTTAGCTGCTGATGCTGCAGCCTTGGCAGCAAATGCAAAATTCCAGTCAAATGAAGCCGATAAAGCTATCATGATCAATGGTCAGACGGATATGACAACGGCTCTCATAGAAGAATTATCGATTTACGCAGCTCGTTTGATCAATTCTGTTCGTCAGATGTTTGGCATGAAGGATGTGACTGTTTCTTTAGGATCGATCAAATTTACTGACGAAATTGCTAAAGCCTATGAAGCGGATAATTGGAGCGGCTTCAACGGACATTATAACGATGCTATCAATCAGGCAGCGAGAAACAATGGATTACTAGAACACCCAGGTGGAAACCTCTACGAAAATTTATATTCATATAGTTCTAGTTCAATGAAACCAGACAGTTCTTGGAATCTTAGCAAGAATGACTTGAAGAGCTTGATCTATAATGCTATGTTGGGCTTTTTGTACGGTGACAGTGGTAGCAACTGGGGCCATGCATTTAGTATCACGGGTCTCATGTATGGGAGTTCTACAGATGAATGCTATTTTGGTGTATCCTTCTCCAAAGCAAGCAGACCATCATTTTCTACTCATTTTGAATTTGTCCCGCGCAGCTACTACATTAAAGATGCGAGTAAATTTGATACTAAATCGATTGATATCCCTGAAATAGACGATGCGAAAGCGCAAGAAAAAATCAACAAATTGACGCAGGAGCTGGCCGATCGAAAAGAAGATGCAAAGATTGCCGGGGAAGGATTAGAAAGTGCGCGTAAAAAAGCTGACGAAGCAAACCAGAAACTTGAAGCAGCAAAAGCTGGATTAGAAAAAGCGACGACGGATAATCAAGAGGCGAAGAAGCAGCTGGCAGCAGCAACAAAAGCTGTTGAAACGGCTACGGAAAAAGTGAATGCAGCTCAAGGAGTCGTTGATAAATTTAATTCAGATGCAGAAACGAAACAGAAAGCACTAGATGCTGCACAAGAAGCACTCGAAGCAGCAAAACAAGAAAAAGATTTGAAAGTGACAATACTGGAAGAAGCCAAAAAACAATTAGACACAGTGAATGCTAAGTTGAGCGCCGCGCAAGTAGCTTTGACCGCTGCCAAAGAAAAACTAGCTGATGATAAAAAGGCATTGGAGAGCGGCGAACGACTAGTAGAGCAAAAGAAAGCCGAAGTGGCATCATTGAAACAAGCTTCTGAAGCATTATCTGCGGCCCTTTCTGATCTGGAAAAAGCAGAATCTGCGTATGCATCTGCTGTTAAGAAACTGGAAAGTGCCAAAAAAACTGCTGAGACTGATGCGGCGACGTATCACGCCTTACAAGCTAAAGCAGACGCAGCAAAGGTAAAACTGGAAGAAACAAAAGAAAAATTAAACAAACTTAAAAATCATCTTGCTCTTAATGAAGAATTGGACTCTGTTAAGGGCAAATCCGCGGATGCAACAAGCGGAGCTGCTTTTATTGGAAATGCATCAAAGCAGGGAGTTATGGGGCAATCAAACGCAAGCACTCTTAAATCGTTAAAAATTCAAGTTAGTGAAAAGAAGAAAAGTCAATTAACGCCTACAACTACTAAATCAAGTTCAGTATTTCCTCAAACAGGATTTTCTGATGATCCTGCACTAGCTCTTTTGGGAGTAACGCTAATGGGTCTTCTAATAACCTTAGGATTGGCAGAGCTGGATAAAAGAAATCGTTTCTTTCTAAAATAAAAAATGAATCGATAAATAGAAAAATCGCCCTCAAAAAGTTAGTTTTCGTATAACTTTTCGGGGCGATTTTAAATTGCTTTCCTAGTAAGGCATCTGTAAAATAAAAAAGTGCCACATCAAGCATCTTTTTCTAAACTACCGAAGTAGCCAAAAACGCTTATGTGGCGTGGGTTTGGCACCCAATGGGCCGTGAGGGGCTCGAACCCGCGACCCGCTGATTAAGAGCCTGATTTTTATGTTGTTTTAACGGCGTTCCGCGGCGTTGTACGGCGGTTTTTGTAAAATTATAATCGCATAAAAACACCGTTAATCGTACATAATTACCCAAAACCTTACCCAGAATTTGTATAAAACGGAAAACGGTTTTTGTTATTTTAATTTATTTTGGGTAAGGATTCCTTCGATTCAATTTGATCTTTCAAACCTTCCATCATTTCAGTTGCACGGTCTTTTTTCTTTTTCAGGACATGCCCATAGATATTGGTTGTCGTTGATTGACTACGATGTCCTAGACGGTGCTGAACCTCAGTAGTGGTCATCTCTGGGTCGTTAAGCCAATAGGTGGCTGATGTATGCCGAATGTCATGGAATCGAATATGGCGCAAACTGTGGCGTTTGGTGAAACGTTTAAATTTCTTATACATATAACTAGGTCTCGGAAGTGTTGTTCCGTCTAAAACATTATCAAAGATAAAATAGTGTTTGGGCTTTTTAACGCCTAATTTCCAGCGAGACTTTTTATTTCGTGCAATAAGCTCCTTCAATAAGTCAGCTAAGAATTGAGGAATCGTAACGATCTTTTCTTCATCGTCGTTTTTGAGTCCAGGGCGCAATACCACAGATTTGCCATCTATCTCGGATACGCGTTGATGAAATCGTATTGTTAAGTCTTCAAAGTCAATATCTTTTTCTTCTAAACCTGCTAATTCGCCTTCACGCGCACCAGTGACAAAAGCTGTGAGAAGCAATGTTTTTAGATGTAACTCTTCTCCGAAAGCAGCTTTTAAAAATTTTTCAATTTCTTCTTCAGAATAAGGGGCTTCCACATTTTTCTTTTCCCCTTTCGCTTTCGGCAAAGTGATCATATCGCAAGGATTGTTTTTGATGATTGTATATTCGTTTTTAGCTAAAAGAAATAAATTGTTAATCGCAAACAACATACGTTGCTTTGTTGCACGAGTTAAAGGCTTGCCATCTGGATTGGGTGTGCCATCTGGTTTTAGACGCACTGACTTAGTGATTATCTGCTTTATTTGAAACGGTTTTATATCAACTAGTTTGAGTAAACCAAGTGGGGTTAGAAATCTTAATTCAATTGTTTGCTTGTAGTTGTGAAAAGTTTTTGGCTCAAGCGATAACCCTTCAGCGCCTTCTTTCAACCATACCTTGTAATAAAAATCCTCAAAGGTTATATCTGCGAAATCTAACGTCTCTGATGTTAGGCCTTCAAATTGTTCCAACCAATCCTCTAAAAGGCGATAGGCTTCGCGTTCATTTCTGGCTTCTACGTTTTCACTACCAATCCATTTTGGCTGTCCGTTAGACTTATATCCAAATGAAGCCCGTAACCTGTAAAGTCCTTTTCCAATCTTTGAGATATATCCTTTTAGTTCCATACTTTTCTTTCTGGCCACGATTGAATCAACTCTCTTTCTTTGATACAATAGGCACACGAAAGAACCTATTGCATAGGTTTTGTTATCAGCACGATCAAACTCTTGTCCGGGGTGGGATCGTGTTTTTTTTATTTTATTTCATATGAGCGAGTAATAAGTTGTTTAGGTAAATCAAATGTGAACTTTATTTTGTCTCCTTTATTTGGTATAGGGCTCAAGTCAAATTTAAATTGTGAATTACTATCAATAGTTAGGACTAAACCATCTATAGAAACTATAGGCACCTCTTTCTCATAAATGCTTTCAAGATAACGGATAGTTCCTGTAATCTCTAATTTATCTTTTGAGATAGTTTCCTGTTTAAAAGACACTCTAGGTAAAAAGTGAACATACTTAGTAATCTCATATTGATCAACTAAACTTTTTCTATATTTAATTTCCTTTTCTTGCTTCACCATATTGAAGAATTCAATTTCTAGATTAGTTGGATTTTCGGTTTTAACAATGTTTTCATATTTTATAAGATTGATGTCGTTGGAAAACATAAAGATATCATTTTCATAGACGGATAATAATACAGACTCTCCATTAGCGATCCCTAATTTGTTTCTCCTTTCGTGCGGAATTTCTTCGAATAGAAATGTAAATCCATTTTTTGAAGTAATCTTTTTCATGTGACTTCTCCTTAATTTTTTTCATTTATCATGGCGATAAACTGATCTTCAGTAATCATTTCGATAGAGAAACCACTTTTCATCAGTTCCATACATTTAATCTCACTGCTACTGTGAACGCCATCTTTTAAGTTTTTAGCAATTTGCTGACCTGTCACGAGGAAATCTGTCTTTTTACTAACAGACTTAGTTACTATGCCGCCATAATTTTCTATCGATTCTTGTAAAGATTGACGACTAAAATTTTTAAAGTTACCTGTATAGCAGAAGCGCTTATTTTTCAGAATTTTTGGATATGCAGTTTTCGGCTTACTTCTTGGCGCATAATCACCTTTTCTTAAGTACTCGTATACCTTAGCAGTTGTTTTTGCATCTGAAAGCGCATTGTGAGAAAGTTCATCGATAGCGTAGTGATTCTTCAATGTTTCTAGTTTGCAATTATCAATGTTGAGTTCTTTACAAGATTGAGCGAGATATACTGTATCAATCGCGAACTGTGAATCAACATTGAATCCCTGTCTTTTTAGAAATGGCAAATCGAATGATGTTGCATTATGGCCAATTAGAGGAAGATTGCCAATAAAGGAATTAAAGTCATTTTGTACCTTTTCAAAGTACGGAGCATCTTTTATATTTTCATTGGTTATTCCAGTGATATAAGATATTTGAACAGATAGCTCAGCAGTTTTTGGTTTTACATACTGAGAGAACTCGGATAACATACTACCGTTTTTCATATGAATAGCAGCAATTTGAATTATTTCATCATTTTTACTTAGACCTGTGGTTTCAATATCAAAACTAACATACTCTTTTGGTAACTGAGATTTGACATAAAATGAATTTGGATTCCTTTTTATGCCAGAAAACCTAGCAACGATATAATGAATAAATTCATATGCTTCCTGGTCAGAATAATTTGTTTCTTTTAACCAAGACTCTACATATTTATCTTTCAATATTTTATAAGATATTTCTTCATAAGTAGCCACGCTATCAACTCCATTTTTGATGTAATATATCCTCTAAATAACGGGGGAATAGGTCCGTATCACTATACATTTTTCACTTCGTATTGATAACTTTATAAAAGTCCATTCCACAGCCCATCTCGTATTTATGAACAAGCTGGAAAGCATATTGAGGAGTACAGTCTCTTTCAAAAACTAAAAATGCACGAAGTCGATTTTTGAAAGCTCCTTTACTCATAAAAAAGAAATTTGCAGTACGCAAGAAGTTTCTAAACTTGTTAATTCCAAAAATCAAAGCTTCATCATTGGCCATTAAAATACCAGCACCAAAATTTGCCCTTTTTTCAATATATTGGTCTTCCGGGAGATAGCCCTCTTCTAAAAGAAGATCGGAAAAGGCCCTTCCATCGTTTTCCTTGATCGGATCACAATATGCATGTATAGTTTCGTGCATTTCTGAGAAAAATTTCCGTTCAACCATCGACAAAGCGTTTACCGCTAACACAATTATTCCCTCAACCTTTTGGGTTGATCCCAGCATTAATTTGTCTAAAGGTGGTTTAAAATAATGTTCAGCGTAAATGGCAAGTTTATCCTCTTCGACAAATTCTTTTATGTGAAAGTTTTTTACATCCTTAACATCAATTTCATAAAATTCAGCTGTTTGTTGCGCAATTGAGTTAGCAACAAAAGTTGCATCTCGAAAGGCATCTTCATTATAAAAATCCATATACAGTTACCAACCTCGGAAATTATTTTTTCTTTTTATTTTCTCTTGCCTTTCGTTCTCTTGCTTTTTGAACTAAGAAGTCAGTGTAATCCTTCAAAGAATCTTCTATTTCTTCCGTTTCATCAGGATCAAATTCAGCAGTGTTGAGTCTGAAATAACCAATAAGATCAGAGCCCGGACCTTTATCAAGTTTAGCTATTGGTTCAGGATCATCTGTTCTTCCTAACAAATAATCAGTTGAAACTCCAAAATAATCTGCTACTTTTTTCAATCTATCACCATTCGGGGTTTTGGTTTTCCATGAATATAATGAATTTCTGCCAAATTCCAATTTTTCTTCAAGTTCTACAATTGATATTTTTTGTTTGTCAGCAAGTTTTTTTACCCTGTCGAATGTTGTCATGTAGGCATTCCTTTCTCACTTCGAAACAAAATATAGACTTTATCGTAGAAAAATAGTTGACATCTACAATATAGTTTAATATACTTTGTTCGTAAGCTAGTTGTTGAGCTTGAAACAAAACTAAAGAGAACCTATGAAAATTAAACTATTTCGCGGTCGGCAAACTTAGAAATGTTAATTTAAAGGCTTATGTAGTCTTATTTAGCTATGCTTTTATTCTACAATAAAGTTTAAAAATGTCAACATTTAGTTCTAAAAAAAGCTCAATAACTAGCTAATTATATAAACGAAAGGAAGTGAGAAGTTTGTTAATCAAAGATTTCGAAGAAATTGTATTGGTTCAGATGCATCGACAAAAGAAAAACTGGAAAGATTTAGCAAAAGTAATTAATACGTCAGACACATATGTAAAACAGGTTGTTAAAGGAATTCAAAACGGTGAAAAAGCTAAAGAGTACCGCCAGAAAATTGCTGAATACCTTGGGATTGTTTTTATTGAGGAGGAGTAATTCATGACAAATCTAGCACTAGTAAACCTAGATGATCTCAAAATTCTATTAGCCGAAAACGAATTAAAAAATGAAGTTTGGGAAACTGAACAGGCTGCTGAATTTTTAAAAATTTCAGTTTCTCATCTCAAAGCACAAGCAAGAGCAGGCGTTGTTCCTGGTCAAAAAATTGGCGACGGATGGCGTTTTTCAAGTATTGCACTCTACAAGCTTGTAGCTAAAGAGTAAAGGAGGCAACAGCATGAAAAAAATCTATTGGATAAGACGATTAACTCTGCTTATGGCCATGATCGGTGTGGGCGCTGCAATTACTGGTTTCATTCCAGTATGGATCAAAATCTTACTCATTGCTGGTGTGGGAGGAAATTTACTTTTAACTGAGGAATTTGAGTTTGATTTGAGAAGCAGAACTAGTGGGAGGTGATCAATTTGGGAGGCAGAAACTGGACTGCTGAAGAAACGGAATTCTTAGTGAACAATATGCAGGTCAACTGGTTTGGTGATGTCAAAAATTATCCTGAATTATCAGAAAAACTGAATCGCAAGATCATGGGCGTACGTTCAAAGGTCCAACGAATGCGAAATGATGGGGACTTACCGCCAATAAAGACAGATGAAGAATTCTTAGAATGGATAAAAGAGAATGCTTTGTTTGCTGAAACCAACCAGATTCTAAACGTTAAAGAGTTAATTCGAAAAACGAGTTTAAGCGAATCATGTCTTGAACTCAAATTCACCGAGTGGAGGAAAGCCGGAATCCTCCCTAAAACAGATCGATCTTGTCAATTCGATTTACACGGAAGATGGTATTCAGAAGCAGAAGACAACAAAATTATTAATCTGAAAAAGCGTGATTTTTCAAATGAAGAAATAGGTCATCTGTTGGGGCGAACTAGTAAATCAATTAAGAGCCGAACTGATTACTTAAAAAAAGATGGAAAAATAGAATCTGTCTATTATTGGGAAGGCTGGGAAATAGAAGCAATTCTTGAAAATGTGACTTTTGATAAATATGGATTTGTAAATAATTATCAAAAGTTAATCCATTTGCTACAAGGTAGAAGAAATTACCAAGCTATTCATTTAAAGATCGTTGAGCTTCGTAAGCAGGATAAGATCACAGTAAAACCAATACCGGGAAAAGTAAGTGTTGCAGCTATAAAAGCACATCGAGAATTCAAAGATATAACTTTTGCTCGATTTAAGAGAAAAAAAGCAAGTCAGATTATTTATACACATTCACAAAAAAAGCCTACCTCGGTAGCCGCCGAAGTAAGCAAATAAAAAACGTTTATCTATTCGAAAGTATAACACGAAAGTGAGGAAAAACAATGAATCCCATTCAGGAGTATTTCTTTAAAAATAATATAGCTATTTGGTCAGTTAAAACTGTAGGCGAAAAGACCTATTACAACACATCAGAAGGCGAGTTTGTTACTCGAAATTATGTTGAGTTAATCAAAGTGGGTGAAGGCAGCACACCTAATCAGAAAGTATTGGGCTGATGTCTGGACCAGAAAAGAAAGTTGAAAACAGAATTAAAAAGTACCTTGATTCGCTAGGTGCCTACTATTTGAAAGTTCATGGGTCCATGTACCAGCCTTCGGGCACTCCGGACATATTGGCATGTGTTAATGGTCGGTTCATTGGAATTGAGGTGAAAAAGGCAAGTGGTGGCGTAGTAAGTGAATTACAAAAGTCAAAGCTAAGAAAAATTGAAGCTGCAGGCGGAATTGCACTTGTAGCGAGAAGTGTTGAGGAGGTAAAAAATGAACTCGAACGGCAAAATATCTTCTCATGAGGCATGGAAAGACATTCATGGTTTTGAAGGTATCTATCAGGTTAGTAATTTTGGAAAAGTAAAATCTTTGAAACGAGCAACTAAAAATCAACATGGTAAGCAAGAAATAATTTTAAAGCAACGAACTCATCGAGATGGATATTTAAGAGTGAATTTGAAGAAAGAAGGAAAGATGAAAGTTCAGACAGTCCATCGATTAGTTGCGTCAGCCTTTTTAGATAATGAAAATAATCTAGCTGCTGTAAATCACATTGATGGTGATAAAACTAATAACAAATTGGCCAATTTGGAGTGGTGCTCGATTAGAGAGAATACAAAACATGCCTACAACAAAGGGTTGGCAAACGCAGCGAAGGGGCAAAGTAGTTCAAGGTCAAAATTAAGAGAACGGGATGTTGAAAAGATATATTTTTTATATTTCCAAAAACAAATAAGGCCAGTTGAAATCGCTAAGAAATTTGAAGTTAGTAGACGATGTATAGAAAAAATCGTGAATTTTGAGACATGGACTGATTTTGCTAAGAAATGTGGTGTTCTAGTTGTTTAACATGTTTCCGCAATGCTCAAACAGAGAAATGTTATATGACTTTCAAAAGAAGTTAGTAGATTATGCAGACCCAAGTTTTATGTATGCAGCTGATACTGGAACCGGAAAAACGATCATGGCCATTCATCACTATTTAAAATATGGGAACGGCGAACCGATTTTGATTGTAGCTCCGCCACAGAAGATTAAAGAAGGCGGATGGCGTAGAGATATTCAAGCGGTCTGTGATTTCTACAAAATTGAAATCTCGTTTACCGAAATGAGTTATGGCAAGTTGGCCAACATGTACAAGCTTTACAAAGGATGGTTCACGATCTTTGATGAAGCCCATTATGTTAAAAATCCAACTAGTCAACGCGGTAAGGCCGCATTGAAACTTTCGAAGGTATCCAGTCATTTTGTCCTGTTGACTGCAACGCCAGCAAGTAATGGCTGGGAAGACACGTACAACTACTTCATCATGTTTGGTTACTTCAAATCTAAAAAGGAAATGAACGATCGATATGCCAAATGGGGAACGATTTATTTGGGCAATCGACGTATTCCTAAAATTGAGGGATGGATCAATGAGGATCAGTTACATGACAAATACAATTCTTTCACAGTGTCTATATCGAAGGACGAAGCACTAGATTTACCGCCGCTGGTAATCGAGGATATTCACTTTAAGAAAAGTAAAGACTATGCAACAGTTTCGAGACATCGCGTGCTTGATGATGAAGACTTCGACACACCATCTAAGTTGGCTCATGGGTTGCGCTATCACACGAATCAAAAAGACAAGTTGGATTATACTGAAATGATTTGCGAAGGTACAAAGAATAATGTGGTTATTTTCTACTACTATCAAAAAGAAGTGGATGCTTTAAAAGCGAAACTTAAGAATAAGAAAATTTTTGAAGTGAGCGGAAAGCACTCTAATTTGCCGCAGAAAGAGACTTGGAAAGATTTGGATAATAGTGTGACCTTCGTCCAATACATGGCTGGTAGTGCAGGAATTGAGTTGCAGTACGCAAATACAGTGATTTTCTACACGCCGACTTATTCTTATCAAGATTATAGTCAGGCGTTGGGTCGTGCCTATCGGAATGGTCAAGAAAAGAAAGTAACAGTTTATCGCTTCATTACTAAGCAAACGATTGAAGAAGCTGTTTATGAAGCATTGGAAAACAAGCAAGATTTTTCGGAAGAACTTTATATGAATACACGAATGGAGGGTGGTCAATAAAATGTTCGGACTACAAAAACAAGACCCAAACGTTACTGAAAATCGAGATCAATATGTGGGTGGATCTGATGTGCCAGTCATTTTAGGACTATCTAAATACAAAACTCAATATGAACTGGCCAGAGAAAAGGCCGGGATCGTTAGGTCGGAACAAATCAGTAATCCGTATATTCAGTTTGGGAACCGTATGGAGCCAGTGATTCGGGAATATATCAATACAATGAATAGTTTGAAATTCACACCAGCGACATTTCTTGATCCAGATGATTTCATTCGATCCAACGTTGATGGTTACGATGTCGAAAATAAGATTGTACTGGAAATAAAAACGCATGGAGCAAATCCAACAGAGAAGGTTTATGAGGCACAGATGCAGCTTTATTTCTATCAGACCGGATGTAACTACGGATGGCTTGCAATGTATAAACGTCCAAAAGATTTTGACCTAGAATTTGATGTTGCGAATTTGCAAGTAAAAGAGATCGAACGTGATGAAACAGCAATTGAAAAAATTCTTGACGCCATAGAAACGTTTTGGATCCGTGTGGAATATCTGAAAGAGAAACCAGATATGACTGAAAATGAATACTATTCAATTGGAAACGACGTTGATAAATTGGTCGCCCGTGTTGAACGGTTCGAACTCCAGATGATCGAGTTTCAAGAAAAAGCTGCACTATTGAAAGAGCAGCAAAAAGAATTCCGCGAACAGCTTTATCAGAAGATGGAAGAGAATGATATTAAAAAAATTGATACTGGTGATTTGGTAATCACTCGTGTTCTTCCAACAACTAAGAAAACAGTTGATTCTAAAACTTTGAAGGTAGAAGAACCAGATATTTATAAGAAATATTTGAAGGAATCGAAAGTAAAAGGATCCATCCGTATCAAAGCGAAAGGTAAGTGATAGACGGGTATCAAGGAGGAAATTTTATGAATAAAACATTAGCAGTCTATTTTGAAAATGGAAGAACGGCTTATTTTGAGAAAGTCGAGAATTTCAAGTATGACAATGTACATGATATCACGATTGAGTTTGATTATTTTGGCATTAAATCGCAAGTCAAACGTCATGCAGTATTTAATTTTGATGCTATCGCAGGCTATGCTTTGCAGGAGGACGGCGAATGAAAGATTTAATAACGTTCCTACTAGCGATTATGATTTTCGGTCCAAGTATCAACGTGACCGATAAAGATGGTCAATTAAGATTCACTTATACAGGAGTCATAGGTGAAATCTTTCGATATATCTACTGGATTATTGAGAAGTTTACAAAAAAGGTTAGTAGTTAGTTCCGCTAACCACGCCTATAACAGTGAAAAAATAAATTAAAAATAAGAGGAGAATTCAATTATGAAACAAAGTACAGGAATTAAAGCAGCAGTTGCAGTAGTAGCGATTTTAGTAATCGGGGTAGTTGGAGCATTTAAGTTTTTAGAAAAAATCGATAATGGATATGTCGGTGTTCGCTATTCAATGAATGGCGGTATTAAGGATGAGGCGTTGACTCAAGGAGTGAAATTTGTCGGCATTGATAAAGTGATTCAATATCCGATTCGTCTGCAAACTATACAAGCCAAAAATGTTTCTGTTTCTACCAGCGACGGCAAGAAAACAACGATCAATATCAAATATGATTATAAAGTTGATCCAACCAAAGCCGCGAAAATGTACAAGGAGTTTGGGAATATTACCAGCGAAGACATTGAGTCAGGATGGTTAAAATCTAAACTTCAAAAAGTAGCTCGTGAAGTTTATGCAAAATACAGTTTGCTTGATGTTCTGTCTGGCGACTCTTCAAAAGTTGAAGCAGCGGTATTAGAAAGCTTTTCTAAATCAGTTGAATCAAAAGGATTTTTAGTGGAGGACGTGACTCTGGGTGTTCCTGATGTCGATGCTGAAACACAAAAATCCATTGATGCGATCATTCGTGCTGGGCAAGAAAACGAGAAAGCAAAGCTGGATGCTGAGACTGCTAAAACACAAGCGGACAGCGAAGCTTATAAGAAAACAAAAGCTGCAGAAGCCGAAGCAGATTCAAATAAAAAAGTTGCTGACTCAGTGACTGATGAATTGATCCGATACACAGAAGCACAAGCTCGTGAGAAACATGGATGGGTAACTGTGAATGGGGCCAATACTGTTGTAACTGATCAAGGTAAATAGTATGTCGTATTTCTTAATAAAGATTTTCATTGCTCTTGGATTGATAAGTTTGGCGGGAATAGTTCTCGCCATCTTAAAGTCTAATAATTCAGAAGAAGACAAGGAAGACAAGGACGATGATGACTGGAAACAGTTTTAATTTTCTAACTTAACTATTAAATAAAAAAGGAGAAATGAAAATGATTAGACAATTGCAAACAACAACTAAGTTTTACGCTCATACCCGTGATGAAGCAGAAGAAGAAATTACCAAGATGATTAATGAATCTGAGGGTACGGTTGTTAAGCAAAACATTGTTTCTAAAAATCACAAGGACTTTGGTGATTATTATGAAGCACAAGTAACAGAAGAATTTGCTAGATCAAAAGAAATTGTAGAAGCTGGATTTTTAGCATAGGAGGGAAAGAAACATGTCAATTTTACCACCAAACAAACCACAGACACCTAAAGACACACCGCGGAACTTTTTCATTTGGGGTCCGACTATGGGCGGAAAGTCGTTCTTGGCCTCGCAGTTTCCTAATCCATTAGTTTTCAATACTGATGGCAACGCCGAAGCGAATACCGTTCCATCAGTTCAATTGCGAAATGTCAAGGATCAGAACGGCAAGATTAAGCGTTCAGTTATTGACCAATTGGATAAGCTGATCACTGCTTTACAAACCGAAAAACACACCTATGAAACAGTGGTGTTGGATGTAATCGATGATATCGTGGTCATGATCGAACAATACATTTGTGATCGAGAAGACGTGGAAACATTAGGTGATATTCCTTACGGAAAAGGTTATGCAGCTTTCACTAATATTTTTCAGTCATTAGTTATTGAGTTGAAATCATTACCTATGAATGTGATTTACATTTCAAGAAACTCAACAAAAATGGAAGGTCAAACGGAAATCGATATTCCTTCTTTAAAAGAAAAACATCAAAATATCGTAAACGGAAATTGTGACCTTTCTATTCAATGTAAGAAAGTTGGCAAGAATTATATCCGAGTGGCTAAGGCACGTCGCAAGGACTACATGCGCGACCAAGTGGACGATAAGGCAATCCTTAAATTATTGGATAGTGTGACTGGTGTCTTCGGTAAGTCTCCAAAAACAACTAAAAAGCAGCAAGATGAAATTGTGAAAGAGATCCAAAAGAAAGAGGATATTTTACAAGCGTCAGAAGAAACACCCAGTGATTCGAGTGGCAAAGAAACTGTTGAGTCAAAGCAAACTAAGCCAAAAACAAAAGAGGCAGCTCCAATTAATCAAACGGCATCTAAACCAACAGAAGCTACAAACACAAGTGCCGGAAAAAGAATCAAACCACAAATCTAAGAAAAGAAAAAACATAAGAGAAAGAGGAATGACAAATGGGATTACGTGATTTAGCAAATGAAGTATTGGCAGGTTTTAACCCGAAGACAGACGATCCAAATGCAGGAGGGTTTGACGGATTGCCAGATGGTGAATACGATGTAGCGCTTGAAAAGGTAGAACATAAGATTTTTCAAAGCGGCTGGGAAGCATTGTCCTTCTCAAACGAAGTAACTACTGGCGAAGCATCTGGTAGAAAAGAAATGATTAACCTTGGATTCGATGAAAATGCAGTACCAGCATTTGTTCTACAAAAGAACATTAAGTTAGTCGGAAAATTAGCCAGTGTGGTTGGTCTCCAGTTAACCGAAGAGGATTGGGACGATGAAGAGACACTTGCAGCTGCTTTTCAAGATGCAATTGGCAGTCAATTTGTTCTAACGATCACTTCAACACCGAACAAAAAGGACCCATCGAAACCATACAAAAATTATGATTTCATCCCGTATGATGATCCGGCAGCCACTGCTGATATTCCAGACGACGAATTGCCATACTAAGAAGGTGATGGCCAATGTTCACTTTCTACTGGTTATACCAAAGCTCAGAAGATTGGCTAGCTGTTTTCAAAACAGATGAAAGTTATATGATAGCGAATGATCGAGAGAGACTTAAAACGGCTCTTTCTAGTGTTCGTTGTCTTGTTAGTTACAGTAATTACAAAGCATCTGATAAGTTCCTGGCCAAGATTTTGAGTAATGGAAAAAGCAATTTTCTCCAAGAATATTTATCCATCGATTTAAGTCAAGAAGAAAGACTTTGTGCTATAGAAGAGATTGGTTTTAACCTACGCTTTGATATGAGAGCTTCGACAGCGGAAGACTACTGTAAAAGAAGAATTGACATTTGCGAAAAAGTGTTTGATGAACGCGAGGAATATCTTGAAACTAAATTTGAAATCGTAAAAGAATTCAATCTTCCTAGTCGATCCATCACAAAGACACGTGCGAACCTAGCGGCTGAGATATTGCAAGCTAAGAAGATCCCAAAGCGCCCAAATATTTTGATGTATGAATTTGATAAATATGTGCCGCAAGCGGAGCTACCAAAAAGACTGGTGAATTTTTACCAGTCCATAAAATCAAACTATCAAAACACCTTAGAAGAAAAGTTGAAAGCGGAAAAGTTTAAAATGACTTTGGCAGGATTAACTCATGTTTTTGGATTTGGTGGTGTACATGCTGCAAAACCAAAGTACAAGGGTGAAGGCATTTTTTTACTGATCGATGTGAATCAGTTCTTTCCATCACTTATTATCAATAACAATTTCATAAGCACAGGCGTTAAGAATGTTTCAGCCTTTGCTGACCTTTACCAGAAGAAGGTAGAATCTGGAAAATTATCTTACAAAGTTTTAATCAATGCAGTGAATGGATCCATGAATAATCCGTATTCAAATTTTTATGATCCGAGACAATTCTATTCGGTAACTGTTAGCGGACAGCTAATCATTACACACTTAATCTTGGTATTAGGAAATTTTTATGAAGATTTGATCCAAACAAACACCGACGGGGTTCTAGTTAAGATAGATCCAGTGATGGAAAACACAATTCGTGAACTTTTAGAATTGTGGTGCAAGCAACTTCATTTACAAGTGAGTATAACAAGAATAAAAAAAGTTTGGCAAAAAGATGTTAGTAATTTCGTTTTAGAAAAAGATGATGGTGGATATATCAGAAAAGGCATATTTAAGGAACCAAATTGTTTTTCGAATAGTCTTGAAGTGGTTAGTGCCGGAACATTTGAGGCAGTAGTTAATGGCGTTAAACCACAGAATTTTGTTGTCAATCGATTCAAGGATGGCAGGATAGAAGAATTCTATTACATCAATAAGCTGCAAGGAGATTTTCAATCAATTGAACAAGAAATGACTGATGGTTATCGAAAGCTAAACAATACAGTTTGTGGTGTGGCCACGAATGATAAACGATGTGGTGGTGTTTATCAAGTCAAAAAAGGCTTGCACTCCAAGCTACCAGGATCACCTGATCATTTCTTGGATTATTCGCAAGCCTCAAAAAAGATTATTGATGTGAACTGGTATGTTGGACAAATAGAGAGACTAACCTTCTAAGGAAGCGGTAATTTATCTGGATTTGTTAAAGCCCAAGTAATGGCTTTTCCGACAGAATTTAGTAGAAGTGGATGTTTTTCTAGAAAAGTTTCAAACTTTTCAAAGACTCCAGGTTTGTAAACTTGTGATTCAATAATTTCAATGATTTCATTTGCTTGTGCTTGGTCTTCTTCTGGTAATTCAGAAGCAACTTTTTTCAATTCTGCAAGCTCCTCATGAAAATGATTGGTAATTTGATTATTTGAACCAAACGCGGATCCGTTTATATTCCCATAATTGTGGATATTGACAGTAGTGCCACTTGGTGAACCGAAATTAACTTCTTTTTGGTTGTCATTATCGGGCATTTTTGAACCTCCATGATTTTTAAAAAAATCGTATCCTTCTTTAGTTAGTGATACTGGACTTGATGTTTTTGGGATTGCATAGTACCGTAACTCGTTAACTGCAATAAATGGTTCTAAATCAAAATCTGTGACTAAGTTCATTGACCTAGCCAACTGCATTATTTGAACCTCATCTTTTCCATAATCGTAATCACCAAGTGAATGGCCGCTTAATACAAGGTTAAGAAATACCATAATGCGTTCGTCAATATCGCGATCCAAATGTAAAACCTCCGTTCATAATATTTTATCTAATAATACCACAATTAAAGGCGGTGAAATGATAGTGTGCTAAAGTATATCAAATTAAATCCAGGAGAAAAAAGACCAGATCAAAAAAGTCTAGATGATTTCTATACGGACCTTTCTAAACTGGATAACGCCGCCATTCTGTTAAACAAAGAAACTGTAGTTGTTGATTTTGACGACTTTCCAGAAATCGGGTTTCAATTGTTAGAAAAATATCCAACACTTGCTTTTGAAACCAAACGTGGTCTTCACCTTTATTATAAAAGGCCGGCTCAAATTAATGGCCACAAAGTATTACTTCGGAACTGGACCGGCAAGCTAACGGTGTCAGGAGCTGCAGTTGATTACAAAACCGGGAATAAATCGACCGGAACAATCAAACAAAATGGCAAACTCAGAAAAATGCACGGAACGTTTGAGATGTTCGAGGATCTGCCCACTTTACCATTTGAATTGTTGCCACTTAAAATCAAAAATGTTTTGGCTGGAATGAAAGAAGGTTCGCGAAATAGTTCATTATATTCGCATCTTCTAACCGTACGGGAAATGTACGAACTAGATTATGATACATTGACGCAAATAGCTAAATTTATTAATGAATCGATCTATGCCGAGCCATTACCCGAAAAAGATATTGCATCGCTTGTCAATTCAGTAAGTGAAAAAGAGATCCGTGAAAAGTTGTATCTGGATCCAAAAGACATGATCGTCACTAGTGAAGCGTTAGCCCAGGAGTTGGAAATAAAATTTTTCAATGGATCCATTTTCCACAAGCAAGACAACTATTGGATTAATGATAGAAACAAATTGCTTCGAATCGTGGATGATCGAATAAAGCTTTTGCCGCCAAAGTGGAAGCAACTCCTGGACCTTTTTCCAGTCAAAGGTGAATTGATCGAAGTGAATGATTTTCCTATTCAATTCAGAAACAATTTCATGCTGGATGGTGGCGAAGTGATCCCGATGGCTAGTAAAGAATTTACACCATTCTTTCTTGATGTGGATTATGATCCAGATGCTTATGATAAAACCGTTGATGATTTCCTAAATTTCTTGTGTAGTGATAAAAAGGATTTGAGAGTAATTGTGGAAGAATTGCTTGGCCACATTTTAATGACTGCAGGTTTTCCGCATAAAGTATTTTTCTTGGTTGGATCTAGTGGGGCAAATGGGAAATCGACATTTCTTGAAATGCTCAATGCGTTCATTGGCGATCTTGGTTTAAATCTTGCATTAGAACAATTTAATGACCAAACATCTGTAATGGAATTAGAAGGTAAGCTGGTAAATGTTGGAGACGATATTGATGCTGGTTATATGGAGAAATCCATGAATTTCAAAACATTGGCTTCCGGAAATACCATTATGGTCCGGCCAATTTATTCAAAGCCATATAAACTAAAAAATAAAGCGACTCTTATATTCACTGCCAATGAGATGCCGACGTTTAAAGATAAATCGGGTGGGATCGGTCGTCGAATAGTGGTGATTCCTTGTGATAACAAAGTTAAGAAGGCTGATCCTAAGATTGATGAAAAACTTTCAACGGATGTGGCCAAGTCGTACCTTTTGAACATCGCTTTGAAAGCAATGGAACGAATCAACAGCAACGGCGGCCAACTTTCCTCCTCCGAAACAGTCGCTAAGGTGACAGAAGAATATTTTGTGGAAAGTGATTCGATACTTAGCTTTTTACATCAAAATGGCATCGATGAAAATATGACAACAAAAGGCGTATATGACGATTATCTTAAATGTTGTGATGAACTTGGAGCTAAGCCGTATTCTCAACCTAAATTCACGCAACGTCTAAAATCATTAGGTTATGAGAAAGCAAGACGGATGATGATGGGGAAAAGATACTTCTACTATAAGAAGACAGAAGCGAACGAAGAATAATTGCCACACTTTCATAAATTTGCCACACCTTTGCCACACTTATTTTTAAAAAGTGTGCCACCTCTCAACTATTGGTATAAAGAGGTTTATAGACTATTTACCATACTTACCATACTTTTTTTTATTACTTAAAAGAAAAAAGGGGATAAATAGTAAATATATTATATATATAAAGGGGCCAAAAAAAGTGTGGCAACTATGGCAATGAAGATCAAACCCTTGATAGAGTAAGGGAAATTGGTGGCACACTTTGATTTAGAAGGTATGGCAAAGGTATGGCATTGCCACACTTTTTACAAAATAATCGAAAAGAAGGTGATTCATCATTTATGAATGGGTAAACTCAATAATTTCTATTGATGAAGAATTAATTCAACTGAATTTTTCTCTTAAATTGAATAAACGAGAACTTTCAAGATGGCGTAATTATTCATGGGGTGATGATGGCGACCTTGCAAAGAATCAGAAGTTTTTGACTGCTTTGCAAAAACAAGCACATTTGAAGGAAGTGATTTGTGATTTGAACGAACGAATAAAAAAGCTAGAAGAAGAACGCCAGGAGATCGTTCAAACAATTGATAAATTCACTGGCTTAAATCAAAGAATTCTAAAAATGAAATACGTCGATGGATTAACTTTGGAATCAATTGCAGTTGAGACAGGATACAGCTATTCATACATCAAAAGCAAACATGCTGAATTGATTCGTATGATTAAGTTCACTAAAAAATGAAAGAGATCAATTAGTATCTCTTTCATTTTTAGATATTTATAGTATTGAATTTTTTATTTCTACTAAAAGAGAAGCCATCATTCTATCTGTAATGTGTATTGCGTTTGCAAACACTATTTTGTTTATTTCTGAAATAAATCTTATATACTTTGTTTCATTCTCTTTCATGTCTTTAATGCTATTAGGAATTTCGCTTGGATCCCATCCAATAGTGAAGTGCTTGATAATTTCAGATTTGGAAATTGGTTCAGGAGATGTTGAAAAATTTACTGAATTTCTGTTAATTCTCACCTTATCATGGAGGTTTTTATCTTGCAATATAGTTCTATCTTCAATATGTGATATTTTCGCTAAGATAATCTCTAACATTTGAGATTGTTCAATGTTTTGTTCTCCAATTCCTTTGACCTTAATATGTTGGAAATGTTGTAAAAAGGGTGAGTATTTACTATCATCAATTGATTTTTTGTAAGTCTTGACGACTTTTTCGACAAGCTTTTTCTTAAAAATTTCAATTTCATTGTGTCTAAGATCAGAAGGATAGTTGATATGTTCAATCATTGATATATCAAACATATAGTCAGTTTTATCATCCTTAATAATTACTAATGGTTTATCAAAAGCCAACCTTAACCCTAATTCGAGCATTACATTACCATTTTTTCCACTGATATCGACAACTACAATTTGATCGTCATAAATATTATTTACAATACTTTTGTGAATAATATCTACCTCTCCTTTTGAATCGCTCACTAATCTAGGCTTGAAATTATAATCCTTTATAGATTCTATTGCATCAACTAAAATTGATTTTACATCATTAAATTGATTACTTGTGTAGCCAGGCATCGGTGCAATGGGCATTATTAAACCACAGTTGATTATCTCAATTTCTTTTGATTGCTCTAAAGTATCAGCTTTCTCCTTTTTTGACAATATAATACACCTCGTTTTTTTGTTAATTGTACCACATAAACAGTATAGTACGTACAGTACCATGATAGTACCGACATCTTGTTTTTCATGTGCTATTCTAATATTGTCAAAAAAATATGCAGCAATAAGGCAGGCCATTTAGGTGCTGTCTTTTTTTGTGTGCAAGGAGGTCATTCTATTTGAAAGATTTTCATGAAGCTGTTCTGACGTGTGAAGTTGAACCTGGATTTGGTAATGTGTACAAAAAAGCAATTGAATCAGAAAATAGCCCGAACGGGTTAAGAGATCAATGGAATGGAAACTATGCTGTTGTGCAGGTTATTGGTGATGGAACTCGCTTCCCTTGTGATTCATTAGTAATCACTCTAATTTCTCACACACTTCCGAATCTAAAAGAAGCAGTCAACTGGTATGAGTCAATGGGATGCGAAGTTATTTCTACAAATTACAAAGGAGGGAACCATAATGGCCAAAGCTAAAGAAGAAGTAAAAGAAGAAAAGAAAACAAAGGCTGCGGGTAAGAATGCAGATCTAGTTGTGATCGATGAAGTTGCAGGCATGGACCTAACGGATGGTGAAGATCAGACCGTGGAGACCTACAGCCGAGCAACGCCATTCGGGATTGAGGTATGGGATCCGGAAACTAAGTCCACATCCTTCAAAGCCAATGGCTAAGTATTGCCGGCAAGAAGGCTGCCGCAATCTAATAGAGCGTGGTCAGTATTGTGAAGAACACAAGCGAAAGAAGAAAGTTGCTAAACGTTATTATTCAAAGAACAGATCGTTTTATAAATCTGATGATTGGAAATCGTTGGCTGATTATGTTCGGTTTCGAGATGGTTATAAATGTACTGTTTGTGGCAAACCTGTCTTTGGTCGTGATAGTCAGGTTGATCATAAGTTACCAATCTGGTTAAGACCTGAATTGAGATTGGACGAAGAGAATTGTCGTTTAGTCTGTTCATCTTGTCATCCCAAAGTCGAATATCAACCAAAAGACGAAAAAGAAAAAAGTTTGCGGTGCAGTTATGATCCGGCAAATTATTTTTAAGCCCCCCTCTCCTTTTTATTTTTAAAAATAATTATGGGGATAGGGTAGGGGCACACTTCCAGACACCTCCGGAACATTTTCAAAAAACAGAAAGGGGGATGAACGTGGCTGGTAGGAAATCGAAAAAGCAAAAAATACTTGATGATGCCTTGGTACAAAAGGACTTTGAGAGGGAACGTGTTATTGAAATCTTGAAAAATCTCAATCGTTATACACCAGTGCTTCATCCCTTAATTGAACTCTATCTGGATGCGTGTGAAGTCTATTACATCAAGTATTCCGAATGGAAAGATACTGGTTTTAGATCGACGAAGCAGCACACGAACAAAAACGGATCCAGAAACGAAATGAAGCATCCGTTAGCACAGCAAGTTGAAGTGTGGAGCGAGAAGAAAGCCAAGCTTTTGAATGCATTAGGATTGGATATGAAACATGGCGAGTTGGCCACGGCAGATCCATTAAACGCTGAACATAAACGAGATCAAGAAAAGAAGAATGACGAGCCAGAAGAACAAAGTGGCCGTTTGATTCAATTCAAAAAAATGGCAGGTGGATCTAAATGATTGATATGAATGTCAATTATGCGGATAAATTTGCTAAATCGGTTAGAAGGCATAAAGAGAGATATCCTCACACAATTCATTTGGCGGTGAAACGTTATAACAAATGGAAAAAGCGGAAGGATATCTTTTTTGATTTGGAAAAAGCCAATCTCATGCTGTTGTTTACCGAAACCTTTTACAAGCATTCGACTGGTGAATGGGCTGGACAACCTTTGATTTTAGAAGATTGGCAAAAGTTCTATTTCTCAAACATGTATGGTTGGCAAAAATGGAGTGATCAATGGCAGAGGAATGTTCGCGTGATCAGAAAAACTTATTTGCAGGTTCCAAAGAAAAATGGAAAAAGTTTGATGGAAGGCGCGCCCGTTTTATACGGAATGTACGGAGAAGGTGTTAAAGGCGCACAATTCTATTGTGTAGCTGCAGACTTTGACCAAGCTCAAAATGTAGCGCATCCGCTGGCAACCGTTATCGAAAACGACAAAGAACTGATTAATGGTACTTATGTCTATCGTAAAGAAAAGAAAGTTACGACAATCAACTATGCTTTCTTTGAAAACGATTCTAAATTTAGCAACACTTTCCGTGCACTTTCAAAACGTGAAAAGACAGATGGTAAAAACACTTATATCGTTGTTGCTGATGAAGTTCATGAATGGGCAGACACCGAAAGATACGATAGTTTGAAATCAGGTCAGGCTTCACAACCGGAACCATTCTTAAATATTTGTTCTACTGCAGGTAAAAATAGCGGAGCACTCGGTGTTCAAATTCATACCGACAGCATCGATATCTTAGAAAACGATAATGATGATGATTGGTTAATCATGATCTATGAACCAAACAAAGGATACAACTGGGAGGATCCGGATGTATGGAATATGGTTAATCCGAATCTTGGAATCTCTTTGACGATGGATTTCTTGAAAGGTGAGTACAAAGATGCCAAACGAAACCCATTTCGAAAAGCCGAATTTCTAAGTAAGCATTTGGATGTATTCGTAAATTATGCTGAAACCTATTTCGATAAACAACAAATAGAAAATTGTTTGGTTGATAATTTGGCCGATATCTCTGGACATCAGGCATTCATTGGAATCGATTTGTCACGTACGACAGATTTGACGTGTGTTTCTGTAAATGTACCAACTTATGATGAAGAAGGAAATAATATTCTTTTGGTCAAACAAATGTATTTTATACCTTCACATGGTGTTGAAGAAAAGGAACGGCTGCGTAATGTTCCTTATCAGCATTATGCGGAACTTGGATTTGTCACCTTATGCGATGGCCGTACGATCGACCAGGATGCTGTTTATGAATACGTCATGATGGTGTATGAAGAATATGATTTGGATATTATGCAAATCAATTATGATCCAGCGATGGCTGAAAAGTTAGTTGAACGGTTTGAGTTGAATGGATTTGTTTGCGTGGAAGTTCCACAATATCCAGCTGTCATGAATGAACCATTTGATGATTTTGAATCGTTAGTGGATCAAGGCAGAGTAAAAACAGATAATCCGCTATTTATATTTTGTACCAACAATGCAAAAGTAGTAACCAATATCAACAATCAAAAGGCACCTTCGAAGAGAAAGTCACCGGAACATATAGATGGTTTCGTGGCTTTTTTAATTGGCCATAAAGAAAGTATGACGCTAATGGATGATGTTGGAAGCGAAGAAGATTATTCGGATTATCTTAAAAATCTATACAAGAGAAAATAGAAAGGCGGTGTGTTAATGGGAATTCGTTCATGGTTCCGAAAAATGAAAAAAAGTTCTACTAAAGCGGATCTAGGGAGCGCCATTCTATCTGGACAAGTTGCATTAGCAGATGACAACATCTTGTCTTCAAGCGATATCTATCATTATATGACGGCAATCAGTAACATGTTTGCTTGTGGTAAATGGGAAATCGAAGACGACAATGGAGCAAATATAAAGGATCCTGATGTATTAAAAGTATTGAATCGGCCAAATGGATATTTGACCGGTTTCGAATTTAAACGACTGATGGCGAATGTCTATTTACTGAATGGCGAAACCTTTGTGGTTAAGGACCTTAATCAGCTGCACATAATGAAAGATATTCAGCCAGAAATTACGGAACAAGCAATTAAACGTTTCAGATACAACGGCTACACTCTTTATCAAAATGAAGTGTGCCAGATAAAAAATATTGGAGTTTCCAACAATCAGGGTGTAGGTATTCTTGATTTAGCAAAAAATACACTTGAAGGTGTTATGAATGCTGAAAAGGCATTGACTGACAAATATAAAAAAGGCGGTCTCCTTGCCTATCTGCTGCAATTGGAAACACATTTGTCTCCTAAGAATACGCTGCAGAATACAATGGTGGAATCCATTACTTGTTTGCTAGAAGAAATTCAAGACGAAGGAAAGACTTTGATAATTCCTTTATCTAAAGGTTATTCGATTGAAGGTTTTGAAAGTCCTGTACAAGATGACAAGATCCTTCAATATTTGAATGTTTACAAGCCGGAACTGGCCAAGTTTCTTGGGTTCGATCCTGATGCTTATAATGCACTTTTGAAGAACGACTTGGAAAAGGCAGCAATATATTTGAAGTCTTTTGTAGTGGATCCATTTGTACAAAATGTTTGCGAACATCTGACTTTCCTTTTTTATGGAGCCGATAGCAGCAAACGAATCAATTTGAATATTGATATCAAAAAATACTTAACCATGTCACAAAAGATCACTAATGTTTCTAGTTTGATCCGAACAATGGCATATACTCCTGATGATGGTCGAGTAGATATGGGATTAGAAAGATTAAATACCGAAGAATCAACGAAGCTTTATGCTTCAAAAGACTTGGTAGGACTAGATGAGTTAGCTGACTTGAATCAATCGAAAATGAAAGAAGGTGATTCAACTGGTTAAATTGGAAAGACGAAGTTTTAATATTCAAAATATGCAGACGCGAACCTTAAATGATGGCAGTGAAGCAACTGTGATCGAAGGTTATGCGTCTGTTTTTAATTCACGAACTAACATTGATGGTTGGTATGAAGAAGAAATCGCACCAGGTGCATTCAACGAATCGTTATCACAGAACAAAGATGTACGATGTCTATTCAATCATGACTGGAATTATGTGCTGGGTCGCACGAGCGCAAATACATTGTTTCTTGAAGAAGATTCAAAAGGTTTGCGATTTGAAGTTACCTTGCCAAATACCACTTTTGCGAATGATCTGAAAGAGTCGATGTCACGTGGTGACATTAATCAATGTAGTTTTGGTTTTTGGGTAACCGGCCAGGAAGAAGATTTTACTGGTGATATTCCATTGATCAGGATTACGAATGTTGAGTTGTGGGAAGTAAGCATTGTGCCGCTTCCGGCCTATGATGACACCGAAGCAGCTCTTAGAAGTAAGTTCCAGGAACAGAATATCGAAACATTGAAATTACGAAAAAAAATATTGGATAAGATTGGAGAATACACACATGAATAAAAAGTACTTATTGAAACGTCAAAAGGATTTGAAAGCTCGCTTGAAGGATTTAGAAGCACGTGCGAAAGAAGAAAATGTTACTCGTGATGCTCTTTCAGACATCGAAGAACAGGTTGAAGAGGTAACTGCTGAACTCGAAGAAATCGACGAAGCTATTGCAGAATTGCCAGAAGAAGATGTGACTGAACTGGAAGATGTTGTTGAAGATTTGGGTGCTGCTACAGATGATGTTGTTGAAGATGTAGAACCTGAACCATCTGATGAAGGCGGCGATGGTGCTGACGAAAAAGAACGTAGTCGTGTATTAGGAATTATCGGCCGCGGATTATCTAGTAGAGGGGAAGAAGCAGTGAAGAAATTAACGAAACGTAGTGCATTCTTACGATACTTAGCTGGTCGAATTGATGGGCCACAAGCACGATCTTTCGGTGTTGCATTTAACAATGGGAAAGTATTGGTACCGGAAGAACTAAATAAGGAAATTATTTCTTACCTGCAAGAAGAAAATCCGTTACGTCGTTTGGCTACCGTGCATCCTACAAAAGGTACGCAAGGATTCCCTGTACAAGTTAAGAAGGCGGAAGCTAACGAAGTTACAACTGAACGTGATGAGAATAATTTGATTCCGTTCACTGATATTGAATTCGATGATGTTTATTTAGACCCTATCGAGTTTGATGCAATTATTAAAGTTACAAAGAAATTGACTCACATGTCAGATTTTGATATTGAGGCAATTGTGATCGAAGAGTTGAAAAAAGCATACTTACGCAAAGAAACATTCTGGTACTTCTCAAATCCTACAAATAGTGGATGTCTAGCGAAGAAAGCAGTGGCGTTTACGTCTACAGCTACAAATCCATACTTGAAATTAGTTCAGTTGAAAAATAACCTGCCAACTGCTATGCGTTCAGGCGCACGTTGGATGATCAACCGTGCAGCACAAACAGAATTAGAATCAATGCTGGATACAACTGGAAATCCTATTTTGAAGGATTCTGGTAACGATGATTTTGACTTTAAACTATTCACTTATCCGGTAGAAGTAACTGACTATGCAGACAAGTATGATGAAACTGGAAAAAAATTTGATCCATCAGTACCAATGATCTATTTTGGTAACTTCTCATATTTCCATATTCAAGACGTAATTGGTTCTATGGAAATTGAGAAATTGACAGAATTATTCTCACGAGAAAACAAAATTGGATTCAAAATCTATCACATCAATGATGGCCAGTTGATCTATGGACCATTTGAAACACCTGTTTATAGTCTTGATATTAAAGCACAGTAGGTGATCTCATGGAAGTAACTGAGGATGAATTCAAAAAACATCTACAATTTGAAGAAGGTATGGATGATACTTTGCTTCCCTTTTACCTGGATATGGGAAAAAAATATGCCAAAAGAGCCACTGATGATGAAAATTCGCCAGTGGCTTATTATCTTGGTGGTATTTTTTGGCTCTATAAAATTCCTGAACAAGAAATGGAATCCGCTTTTAATGCTTTGACTCCATTGATTTTACAAGAAGGACTGGTGATTGACGATGCCGAAACTGATGCAAAACAGGATGAAGTGGAAGGCTGATCTTTTAGATATTGAAAACGGCGTAGATGAAGATGATCGGCCAAAAGTTGTTTATTTAAAAAAAAGAGAAATCTTTTACGAAGAGCTGGGTGTGACAGCACAAGAAAAGTATCTATCAAAACAAGCAAAAACCGATGTTGTCAGACGGATTAAAGTTCGGTGGGATAAATCTATCACTGAGAAGTTAAACGCCGTGAGAATTGATTCTGTGACGTATAACATCACTCGAATTTACACAAATATGGATAAACGGGAAATGGAGTTGAGTTTAGCTTATGTCGATTAATTTAGAAAAGCTTCGAGAGTTGCTGAAGGCAACAAAGTATCCTGTGTTTCGAGATAAAGCACCGAAATATCAAGAATATCCATACATTGTCTACTCGTTTATCTCTGAGGATATGAAAATGGCAAGCGGTCGAGTATTTAAATATATGCCGCTTTATCAAGTCTCTTTGTTTACAACAGGGACCGAAAAAGAATTTCGGCCTATTATGAAAGTTTTAGATGTAAAACAGGTGACAACTAGCGGTGTAATGTCAATTGTCGGAGACGAAAATGACGATACAGTAACTAATTTCTTTATTCAAGTGAGGACGATTGAAGATGGCTAGTAGTAACAATGGATTTCAAGATATGGCTGATTATCTAGGGACGCTTGCAAAAGTAGATGTCAAAAAGATATCTATTGAGTCTCTAGAAAAAGCTGCCAATTTCTATATGAAACAGTTGATTCCTAATGTGCCGAAGTCTTTGATGAAAAAAAAGCATATGGCGGATCAGATTAAAGTATCTATTGAAGAAGATCGTGTCACCGTTTCTTTTGAAGGAACAGCTTTTTATTGGCGTTTTGCTGAAAACGGGACAACAAGTCAACGTGCGCAACATTTTGCAAGCGGCACATACGAACAAAACAAAAACGAAATTGAAAATATTATGACGCAAAAAATAATTGAATTATGGGAAGGATGATTTCCTTGGGAAAACAAGATGTTTATTATTTTGAAGGATTAGACGACATTTTAATCGCAATGATGAAAACTCCGGATATGGTTGGAACTGCACCGACTTATGCAGAAATCGTACGTTTGCCGATCGCCACAAAACTAGCTGTAAAAGGTAATGGATCGGCTTTGGAGAAATGGGCTTCTAGTAAGATGTTTCGTCGGGTAAGTCGAGAAACTAAACATGAACTAGGACTGGATCATGTTGGTATTCCGATCGAGGTTATGGACGAACTGAAAGGATTAATAGCAGAAAGCGGTGTGACATTCGCAACAAACAAGGCGCGTGAATATCCTTACTTTGCGTTTGGTTTTATTGGGAACATTGAAAATGGTGGAAAAAAAGCAGTGTGGTATCCAAACACTCAACTCTCCAATGTAATTGATGAAGAATATGCTACTGCCGAAGACGAGACAAAAATTGATGATGTGACTGCCAATTTGGTTGCCACAGGATTGAAATACAATAATGTCATGTATGCCAGTTTTGATTCAAATCGGGATGGCGCTTCGTTAGGTTTGTTTGAAAAATTTATTAAGCAACCGATTTATGGTGAAGATCAGTGGAAAACGTTAGCTGCAGTAACACCTCCCGTTGAAGGCGGTGACCAGTAATGGCAAGACTAGCCGATTATGGAATTCATGTTGAAGATTTAACTAATTCACGCGAGATCATGATCCAAGGGCATAAGTTCCCCGTAGTTTTTACGATGGAAACGATGGAATATATCGCAGACATTTATGGTGGTGATTATTCTGTTTTCGAAAAAGATATGAATGATATGATCAAGCGAAGCGGTGGTCGCATTGCAGCGAACAGTTTAAAAGCTACTGATCTAAAAATCATGCGTGCATTAATCTATGGCATGCTGCGAACAGGCGGTTTGGAAGAATCGCCAGAAGTTATCTTCCAATTTCTCGGCATGAATGGTGACGTACTGACTGCCTATGCTGCATGCATGGAAATCTTTTCTGATCAAACATTTCAGGTGGAAGACATAAAAAAATCGAAGAAGCCACAAGACTTTCAAAAAGCGCAACCAAAAAGAAACAAAAACAAAAAGAATCAGAAGAGATAGGAACCCCTTGGAGCTTCTATCTTTATGTAGCCCTTACTCTATTGAATTGGAGTGAGGGTTTCTTTTTGAAGTCTACACCTAACTTGTGGCTTAAATCTTATATTCATTGGCTAAAAAACAATACCGACTTTGATCCACCCGAATCAATCACGATGGATAAAAGTCCTTGGTGGTAGGAAAGGAGCGCTAAGATGAGCAAAAAAGAATCAGATGTAATTTTGAACTTTGAAACCAACGGTGAAGTTTCCTATGCCAAAACGGTCAAAGAAATCAATAAAGAAATGAACTTAGCAGCTACCGAGTACAAAAACCAGGTATCTGCAATGGATAAAGACGCAACACAAACTGAAAAACTAGCTGCAGCGAAACGAAAACTTGAAAAACAAGTCCAACTTGCAAGTCAAAGAACTGAGCAATTAAGAGAGGCTTATCAGAAATCAGTAGATGAAACAGGAAAATACTCTGCTGAATCTGAGAAGCTGTACAAAAAATTGCTTGAATCTCAAACTGGAGAAAATAAATTAAAAGATGCTCTTGATGACACAAATGAAGCGCTAAAAAAACAGGGCGACGTTTCAATTGATACAGCAAATAAACTACAAAAAATTGAAGAAGCCGGCGATAAAATCAAAGGTGTTGGCGAAAAAATGACAGTAGGTGTTACGGCACCGATCGTTGCGGCCGGAGCTGCGTCACTTGCTACATTCGGCGAAGTGGATGAAGCGTTAGATACTATTATCACTAAGACCGGCGCAACTGGTAAAACAGCAGATTCATTAGGTGAATCGTTTAAGAAAGTAGGGGCTAATACTCATTTACCCTTGCAAACGGTTGGCGAAGCGATCGGTGAGGTAAACACTCAGTTTGGATTCATGGATAAAAAGTTGGAAGATTCAACAAATTATCTTCTCAAATATGCTGAAATTAATGACACTGATGTATCACAATCGGCCGTCATGGCTCGCCAGGCAATTGAGGCATATGGGCTTGAATATGACGACCTAAATTCTGTATTGGATGTCACAACTAGAACGTCTCAAAATACTGGTCAATCCGTCGATGATTTAATGCAAAAAGCAATTGACGGTGCACCACAGATCAAGCAATTAGGTCTAAGTTTTAACGAAGGCGTCACTCTAATGGGGCAATTCGAACAAGCCGGAGTCGATTCTGGTGCAGCGTTAAGCAGTCTATCGAAAGCTACTGTTGCTTATGCAAAAGATGGAAAAACACTTTCTCAAGGAATGGGTGAGCTTCAAGACAAAATCAAAAATGCGAGCTCTGAGACAGATGCAATCAATGCAGCTTCAGAAGTATTTGGCACCAAGGGTGGTCCACGAATGGCTGATGCTATTCGTCGAGGGACTTTGAACTTGGAAGAATTGGCAAAAACAGCAAGTGAAAGTGGAGGAGCGGTTGGTGATACTTATGAAGCAACTTTAGATCCAATTGATAAAGCAAACATGGCAATGAATAACGCTAAATTGGCAATGGCAGATGTAGGTGAAAGTATTCAAATAGCGTTATTACCGTTCTTTGAAATGGCAATTGATGCCCTTCAAAGATTCAAATCTTGGTTTGATTCACTAGATGAAGGCCAAAAAAACATGATTATAACTATTGCACTAGTTGCTGCTGCCATTGGCCCGTTCTTAGTTGTACTTGGTACGTTAATGGGATCAGTCACCAAAGTCGCCAGCGGCATTCGAACACTGCAGTCGGTTTTTTCAGCAATGAGAATAGCATTTGCAACAAACCCGTTCTTGCTAGTAATAGCAGGTATTGTTTTGCTAATCGGTGGATTGATTTTGGCTTACAACAAAGTCAAATGGTTCCATGATGGCGTGAATGCCTTTTTCCGTGGGGTACGAGATGTTGGCGTTCAGGCGCTTAGGTTTATAGGTGGATATGTCGGAAATGTATTTGGGGGTATTATCGCGAATTTCAACAACTTTAAGAATGCCGGAATGCGTATTCTCAACGGAATAGTCGACTTTATTACAGGAGTCTTCACTGGAAACTGGTCACGAGCATGGCAAGGCGTGACAAATATATTTGGCGGTATCTTTGAAGGTATTGCTGCAATGGCCAAAGCACCTATTAACGCAATGATCGGTTTGATAAATGGTTTTCTAGGTGGGCTGAATCGGATCAAGATTCCTAAGTGGGTGCCTAAAGTTGGCGGCCGTGGTTTCAACATTTCACAGATTCCCTACCTTGCTAAAGGCGGCCATTTAATTAATGGTCAAGCAGTTGTCGGAGAAGCTGGCCCTGAACTAATGACTGTTAAAAACGGTAAAACGACTGTTACACCATTGTCAGATTCGGAAAAGAAAAACACACCTAGTCCAAGAGAAGTAAGAGTTGAGCAGCATGTTCATATTGATAAGGTTGACGCAAACAACCCTTCGGAGCTTAATCGGATGAACCGAAAATTAGAACAAGCCAGCCGGCAGGCAATCTATGATCTTGGAGGTGTTCCAGGTTAATGAGTTTATACGAATTTACTAAGTCAGACGAACCAAACTTCATATGGAACAGCTATAATGCAGCTCGCGATATGGGCTGTATTATCGAATCTGAGATACAAGAAGTATCCCCGAACATGAGATATGAAGTTTCAGAGATTGTTGGGAGATCCGGAGAACTCAATGAAACTTTCGGAGATTATGAAGCATATGATTTACCAATTAAAGATATTACAATTCCATACGATAAATTACATGATGTGAAAAAGTGGTTACGTGGCAGTGGCCGCTTAATCACCCACAACGATTTAGACAAGTACCGCGAGTGTATTTGCATGATGGGTAAGCCAATTGATTTTCAAAATGAGTGGGGCTTTTTTTACACCTTCGACATTGTGTTTAGGTGCCAACCGTTCAGACGAAAAGTAAATGAGACGCCGATTCCTATTGTTTCAGGATCGAATTTCTTTCATGATCCTGGTCAGGAGAAGAGCAAGCCTTATCTTGAAATCACGAGCAAAGGTGGAACGATTGAACTGCAAATTGCAGATAAGAAACTGACAGTTTTAAATACTCTGGCAGGTTTAGTAACGGTAGACAATGAAAAAGGTAAGGTCATGCAGGCCGGGGCGCCCCTTTTTACCAAAGGTGATTGGCTCGAAAACGATTCAGAGCAATCGAGCATTAGTATTAAAGGAAATTTTTCAGATGCAAAATTATTTGTTAGGAGTGTGTGGCTGTGATCGGTACAGAATTTATTTATGGTTACACCTCTATTCCTGATGATTTGTCTATCAATGGTGTAGCACTAACTGATTGGGATGATTTACCAGAAGTAAATAGAGCAATAAATGGGGCTTACACTTTTTACGGGAATTATCGTCGTAAAGGACAATTTAGAAGTTATTTAAAAAAAGGAAACTTTGTCAAAGCCGTAGTTGAAGATGGGTCTTGGCAGTACTTTGAAATATCGAAAGTTAAAAAAAACCTGACTAGCGTTTCGGTTACTGGTCGGCATGTTAGCTATATGGCTAATAGAAACTTTATTGATTTGTCGTTTACTGCTTCCGGAAACGGGCAGCAGATTATGAGTAGTCTGCAAAATAATCTAGCTTTTAAACAAAAATTTATGTACACCTCTAATGTAGGAACCACGCACCAGTTTACAGCTAAGCAAGTGAAACCTATAGAAGCGTTGATTGGATCAAACAATGGAAATCAAAACTTAGTTGGTGTAACTGGTGCAGAACTTGATATGGACAATTTCAATTTGAAACTTGTCAAAAGAATCGGTGCGGACAATGGTTTTCGTATAGATCTTGGTGTGAACCTAGAAGCTATCGATTCGGAAGTAGATGAAGAATCCGTAGTGAATTCTCTTTATTTAGTCGGAGGTGTTCCTGATAACGACTACGATGCTGATAAGGAACCAATAACGTTCAAGTACTTAGAAATCGCAGGGGTAAATGATAGCAATCGAAGAATTGCCAAGCGTGAAAATTCTGAGTGTAAGACAATCAATGACTTAAAAGCTTGGGGAAATACATTATTTACAAATGATCGTATCCAGGATCCAAAAGCTACACACGAAATTTCAATGGTAGCTTTGGAACATACGATTGAATACGGTGATTTGTATGAAGGCTTAGCCACACTACATTTTGGCGATACTGCACACGTAAAAGTGATTGATCGTGATGAAGAGATAGAAGAACGAATGATTGAATACACCTGGTTCCCTACTTTGAGAAAATTCAAAAATATCGTTCTTGGTAATGATCTTTCGCTATATACATCACGAGTCGAGACTCAAGCTCAAGAGATAAAGAAAAAAATTGATAATAGGACTGAAACATTAGTAACGAACGTTCTAAACGCAACGGCATGGATCACTGGTAATTCCGGTGGACATGTCGTTTTTCGTCCAGAAAAAGCGCCAGAAGAAATCCTAATTATGGACACAGCAAAGGTATCTACAGCAAAAAAAGTTTGGCGCTGGAATCTAAGAGGACTAGCCTATTCTTCCAATGGCGTTAATGGCCCATTCGAGGTTGCTATTACCAGCAAAGGAGAGATTGTAGCTAACTTCATCAAGGTGGGGATTATCCAGGCAGATGTTCTAGAAAACTCAATTAATGACTTAGGCGACATCTTGAAAATTGTCAAAGGAACTTTGCAAATTTGGAACAATAAAAAGAAAATTATGGAACTGACAAAAAAAGGACTGCAGTTTTGGAGTGGCGATAAAGAAATCGGAACGATTGGTACGACTGATTCAACGGGAGATCCATTCCCAGATGCAACAACACCAACTCCGATTCCTGACAATGCCTTAGTCATTCGAACTGAAGGAGATGGGAAATATATTCTCATTTCACCAAATAAGGGCAAAGGTTTTGCCATGCTGTCAAATGGAACAACTATCCATTTTGGAGATATGAACATCCAAGGTAAAGTACAAATTTACAAAGATGTTGATATTAAAGGAAAGCTGACTCTAAGTGGTCGTGAAGTCTTCCCAGGACAAGGCGGAGGTTCTAGCGGATCGCCTGGCGGTCAAGGAAATGGTTGGAATGGTCAATACCCTCCAGAAGTGCAAACAAGTGCTGAGAAGTTTGCGTGGCAAGCTTGGGTGACGTTACTAAGTCTAGGATATTCCCCTGCAGCAGCAGCCGGTATTCTAGGGAATATTAACGGTGAAGCAGGACCTAGCATGAATCCTGACATTGATCAAATTGGTGGCCCAGCATATGGAGCAATTCAGTTTGATGGCTCGGCATATCCTATTGCTGGTGTGCCGGCGACTTCTAACGGACGTAACTATGTTCAAAGTTTATTCAGGGTTTCTGGAATTGCTGGAAACTATCGTGAAATGGCACCTCAAATGAGATTAGTTGATTGGGCCAACTCAAATGGTCAATGGATTGGTGCGGTAGCTCCAACTACTGTTGCAGGCTTTAAAGCCATAACTGATCCGAGTCAAGCGGCTTTTGTGTTTGAAAAGAATTTCGAGCGACCAAGAGATTCACATCCCGACAGACAAGGATATGCGGTCTATTGGTACAACAAGTTCAAAGACTTGAAAATACCACAAGCAAACAGCGATATTGTATCGATCGCGAAAAGCTTATTAGGTTATTTCACTTATCAACTAATCCATGGTGAAGCATACATCGGTTCAGTGGCTAATCCAGACCGAAACGGTGTTACTGACTGTTCTGGCTACGTTTGGCTAGTTCTTGCTAAGGCCGGCTATCGAGTGCCTGCAAACATGCAATGGTATACAGGAAGTATGGCCGGTGATGCTAGAAGCACTCATAATTGGTTCCGAGAAATTAATGAGAATGAGGCACGAGCTGGTGATGTTGTGATTTATAACGTCGGTGGAGGTGCCGGGGCGAATGGACACACGGCTATTTTATTAGAGAACTATCGTGGAAACGATACCCAAATCATTCAGATGGGAGGAGATAGTCGTTTTAGCGGTGTGAACGCCTCAACGATTGGTTACTCATTTGGTTCTCTTTTAGGCGGAGATCGGTGTCTAGCTAGGGCTGTAAAATAGGAGGAAAGTAATGGCTATTTATGATAAAGGGTTAAATCATTTGAAAAGCAAGATTAATTCATCAATCGGTAACTATCAATGCTATGCAGTAGCTGCTGAGTTTAGTGGAATTATGTGTGGGCCTGATTTAGGTGCAGGAACGTATTATGATCAACTCGATCCCGTAAACGATGAGTTGATCTATTCAGCATCAGACATAGGAATTGCCTACAAGTGGCATGAATTTGGTTGGTCAGTAATTATGAATCCGCAGTATGAGGATTTAAAAGTTGGCTCTATTCTTTGTTTTGAAAGAGGCGTTCAGATCAGTGATAGTTTTACTACTCATGAAGAATATGGGCACTGTGCTGTAATCAGGGGACTAGAAAACGGAATGATTCAAACCTATGAACAAAAAGGAGAACTAGGTGAGTTTGTCGCTGAATATGATCGTGAATATATGGGACGCGAAACAATTGCCTCGATGATTATTCCACAAGACTTTAGTGGAGAACCAACAGACTTTATTCATGGCCAAGCGCCAATGGACGAATAGAAAGGATGTGATTAATTAATGGCTAAATGGAATGTCACGCTAAGTACGACAGAGCCTTATAACTATGTTGGCATGATTCAAGTCCGACAAGGAAACAAGAATTCCGAAACGATGGAAGCCATTGTTACTCAGAAGGGATTACCAGTCGATTTATCACGATGTAAAGCGTATTTAGAAGCTCTCTTAACCAATGGTTCAGCGATTCAGAGAGCTGTAAAAATAATTGATGCAAAAAATGGCAAAATCCAATATACATTTGATGAATATTCAATGCAGGCACTACATCGTCAAACGGCAAATATTGTATTTTACCAAGGTGAAGACGTGATCGGAACCACACAAGATTTCTCCTATTTTGTTGTTCGTGCGGTTAGTAAGACTCCTGGTGAAATGGGTTCTTATTGGCAGACGGTTGAGGACCTAATCGCAGACATGGTGGCCTTTTTGAATGCAAACAAAGGTGATTTTACTGACTGGATGAATGCTCGTAAAAAAGAATTCGAAGAATGGCGAAAGCATCAACAAGATACTTTTGAGGCTTGGCGTGAAGGTCAAGAATCAGATTATTTGACGTGGTTCGAATCAATAAAAGATATTCTTAGATCCATCGATCCTGGCGGTGTGATGTTAGCTGAACTTATGGATGCACGTGTCGATTTGCAAGGAGTTCGTCATGAGTCCATCAAAGATAGATTGATTGCAGATTTAGAATATATTTATCAAAAGATTAAGTATCAACTAGATTTGATTGTATATAAACATATTGCAGTCGGGAATAAGGTCACGATTGAACATGATTCTGAATATCAACCCGAAGTAAAAGTAACCTATTATCAGGATGCGCTAGGTACCGAATTAGGTGGTTTGGATTCTTCCGGTAACTTAGGTGGAGGAACGATCTATAATGTTCCCTCTCAACTTAGCTTTGATCGAAAGAAAACTCATGTAGAAATGCCGCTTTATTATGCTCTAAATGGATCATTCATTATTTATGATAAGCATACATTGCTGATCGTTGAAGGAAATAAAACACTTCATTTTACTATGCCAGAAGCAAATATAACTAAGGCCTATATTAATGATGACAAAACATCTTTAGATAAAGTAGCTGATAAATTAGAGCTGCTTATTAACGATGATTACACAGTAGAATTAAAGAAAAAATGAGGAGGTACTTAACAAATGGCATTAAAACAAATTTATCGCGGAATGCAAAATGGCGCTGAAGCTATTCAAGAAAATTTTTCATCATTGGAAAAAATGGTTTCGAATGGAAAAGTCATTTTTGATGGTCAACAGTATTTTACAGATAATCATAGTCACTCATACTCTCAAACAGATCTGACAACGGGTATAGCACTTATTTTTGAGCGTTATAACCCAGAAGGTGGAGTTCGGTTGGGTTATGGACAAACAACAGTCTATTATCCTAAAGCGGTGTTAGAGACAATTTATACAATTTCTCAAGATGCTCCTTTAGTAAACACCTCAAAAACATTCACAATCAATAAAACAACGATCGTCGGACATGCTGAAAACGAGAAAAACGATCGTCGAAATATGTGCTTGCGTCGTATCGTAGTAATGTAATTGGAGGAGAAAACATGAAAGCATTTGTAGAAATTAATAACGATTATGTGGATTCTTGGTCAAATGTGGAGAATGACTCGTACACCGAGATAGACACGGAAGAACAATTATTTGGTTTAATTGGTTGTGTGAAGATAGAAAACGACAAGGCGGTGCTTGATGATGAAAAATACAAGCAACAGATTGAGGAACTGAATGGACCTACGGAATTGGAAAAATTGAAATCAGAAAACGAAGAGCTTCGTCAGCGTGTAGATATGTCTGATGAAGCTCTTTTAGAATTAGCGGATATGGTTTTATCTGCTACCGCTGCAATGAAAGGAGGAGAGTGATATGTATTCAGCATTAGCTATGCTTTACGCAACTCACGTAATTGATGGAAAGCGCAAAATTGAAACAGTACCTGCATCAATTTTAGATCAAGTGACTGAAATCGTGAATGATGCAAAAAAGCAAGAAGAAACAAAATAACTAGATATGTAGTAGTTGGAGCGATCGGCTTTTTAGCCGGTCGTTTTCTATTTTGATTGGAAGGTGGAAAGGCATGTGCATTTTTTCGACGAGTTACTAGAACTCAATGGGCTTTTGATGTCTTTGGGAATTGGAGGAATCGTAGGCGTCTTAGGTTGGGTAGGAAAACAGATACTGAAGAATAAAAATATAGCAGAGCAAAATAAACAACTAACGGAACAGCGGTTTAAAATGCTCGAAGCTGCAAATATTGCTATCTTGCACAATGAGATTTACAAGCAATGTTCTTATTTTATCGAACAAGGAGAGGTTGAAGTCGATGATCTCGACAACCTTGAATACTTATGGCGTGGCTATCACGGATTAGGTGGAAACGGCACAGGCGAGCTTCTATACAACCGTGTGAGAGAGCTTCCTTTGAAGGGAGGTGAATCGCATGCAAAATAAAACGTTTGAGACGCTTAAATGGATCGCTTTGATTGTCATACCCGCATTGGCCACTTTTGTTGGCTTAGTAGGAAAGGCAGTCAACTGGGAATATACCGATGTTGTAGTAATTATCATTACTGGATTAGGCGCTTTTCTGGGAACAGTTTTAGGGGTGTCAAACCGGACATACAAGATGTTTCCCAATGATGAAGAAGAATAGTAGGAGGACTAGAATGAAAAAGAAATTCTTGATGGGAGCTGTTGTAGCTCTTTTTTTATTGCCAATTTTCCCAATGAATGTGGATGCGGCTAAAGGAGATCAAGGGGTCGACTGGGCAGTTTACCAAGGCGCACAAGGTCAATTTGGCTACGCACATGATAAATTCAGTATTAGCCAGATCGGTGGATACAACGCTGGTGGACTCTACAATCAGTGGACGTATGAGAGCCAAGTGAATTCAGCTTTAGCTCAAGGAAAACGTGCGCATACGTATATTTGGTACGATACGTGGGGGAGCATGAGTATTGCAAAAACTACGATGGATTACTTCTTGCCAAAGGTGAAGACACCACGAGGATCAATTGTTGCGTTAGACTTTGAACACGGAGCTAGTGGGAACAAGCAGGCGAATACGGATACTATTTTATACGGTATGCGAAGAATTCGAGATGCTGGGTATACGCCAATGTATTACTCGTACAAACCGTTTACCCTTCAAAATGTTTATTACCAACAGATCCTAGCAGAATTCCCAGATTCACTTTGGATGGCTGCGTATCCGAATTACAACGTTACTCCTTATCCAGTGTGGTTTGTATTTCCTAGTATGGATGGTGTGGGCATCTATCAATTCACATCCACATATGTTGGCGGTGGATTAGATGGTAATATTGACTTAACAGGAATCACGGACAATGGATATACAACGCTTCCTGATCCGAATCCAAGTGAAACAACAGATATCTACCGTGCTGGACAAAACTATTCAGTCATGGAAGTCAAAAATGATAAGGGCCACGTGGATGGTTTTGGTGCAATGGCAGGCAAGATTAAGGCGGAAGGATGGAGTACTCGTACTCATAAGTATCAGTATGCCTTCGCTTTAGATCGCACGACAGGTAAAGAACTGAAGCGTATCAAACTAAAAGATCTACCGCGCGCGGATGCAGCGAAGGTATACAACCGTAGTGATACTGCAGGGTTCCAAATCGAGTTCAACCAAAAAGATGTTGCAGGCCACTCGATCATTATCATGATCCGGAGCACCAATGATCCAAAAGGTGACACGAAAGACGGATTTAATGATCTAACCGAAACACGTTGGTATTTAGACGTGTAA